TTTCAAAGTCACCTCCGCCACCACCACCTGCATAATAATTAGCAGTAGCATCAATAGAAGAAGTACCTGATGCAGTTCCTTGTAAACCATCACCACCATCTCCACATTTACTACTACTACCATCTTCACCTACTTCTGAAGCACCACCACCACCTCCAGAACCACTAGCACCATGATCACCTCCATCAAATCCCTCTACAGGAGTATAACCACCTGCATTACCTGAACCTCCTACTTGTGAATAACCAGCATATCCACCACCACCTCCGCCTGAGCCTCCAGAACGTCCATTTGTTCGACCATTACCACCTCCACCACCTCCAGAAGAAGTAATAGTAGCAAAAACAGAATTATTTCCATCTCCTCCTTGGGCATCAGCAGAACTACTACCACGAGCACCGCCTGCACCTACAGTAACCGTAACAGAAGAACCTGCTAAACCTGTTAGAGTTCCACGACGGAAACCACCAGCACCAGCTCCTCCACCAGTTTCTCCACCGCCTCCTCCACCTCCTGCAACAACAAGGTATTCAACAATAAAATCAGCAGAAGGGGTAATACTAAAATTAGAAAAAAATAATTGATGGATTCCAGTCATTATGAAATATTCCCAGTAAGTACAGCTAAGTCTGCTGTGTAACTAAACATAATACTTGCAACTCCATTTGCATCTAGTGTATGCAAAGCAGTTGCTGCTAAATCTCCAGCTTTGACTGCGTTAACAGCAGTGCAAGCCAATGATGCAGTACATCCATTTACAGATATAATAGACACTATATCACCTACAGCAAATACACTTGTAGGTACAGTTATTGTAACATTAGCTGAATTTACAGTAATTTGATTTCCTGCGTCTCCTATTGCTAAAGTATAATCTCCTGATACTTTAGTACTTATAGGTATGTCTCTTAAATTACCATCTACATCAGATACTATTGTACCGCTTGTTATAGCTCCAGCAGCACTAACACTAACAGCAGCATCTATAGTTTTATTAGTTAAAGTTGCTGTGCCTACTTCAGATACTAATGTAGAATTAGCTCCTTTAGGCATTAACATTTCATTAGTGACTGCCTCACTATGAGGCTGAGACATTATTTTTTGACCATGTGAGTTACTTCTACAATTAAGTTGAACTGTTCCATCAGTAGAGCCACCACCTTTTATTTCAAATATTTTAGTAGCAGGGTCTACTACTAAATTACCTGATGTGTTTGTTAGGTCTGCATTTAAATTTAATGATGCTGGGTTAGTACCTACTTCTACAATAACATTACTACTATTTTTTGTATAAAGTCTTTTGTCAGCAGTATTGACTGCTAACTCTGCTCCTCCCACAGAGCTAGTGATATCAGCAGTAACTGGTGCTCCTGATGTATCTTTTTTCTTGGTTAAAATGGTTGTCATGAGTAAGTACCCCCTTCAATCGTACTTGATTCTGTTAGAACTGTGCTTCCTCCATCTTGTAGCACTCCTGTAAAGTTTGCTGTTGCTGCGTTTAAAAATGCTATGTTAGCATCATAACCTTGTACTAATACACCTATATCAGCAGATGCTAATACATTTTGTCCGTTTTCTTGTAGTACACCAGTAAAGTTTGCAGTAGCAGCGTCTAATTTAGCAGTATCAGCATCGTATCCTTGTACCAGTACACCTATATTAGCTGATACTAAAACATTATCGCCAGCTTCTTGTAGTACGCCTGTAAAGTTTGCTGTAGCATCAGAGTAACTTACTCCTCCACCTCCTGTAACTCCAGCAGAAGCTACTGACACACCAATATCAGCACTTGTTAATACATTGCTACCGCCTTCTTGTAGCACTCCTGTAAAATTAGCTGTTGCTGCGTCTAGTTTAGCAGTATCTGCGTCATAGCCTTGAACTGTAGTTCCTATGTTAGCACTAACTAAAACATTATCACCACCTTCTTGCAATACACCAGTAAAGTTTGCAGTAGCATCACTATAATTTACAGAAGACGCTGCTGCTGCTGTAACAAATTCTATATCATCTTCAGTTGCATTTACTGCTAGAACAAAGGTAGCATTACCAGAATAAGAAGGCAACAAAGCTACTCTAGCAGAAGCTACAGTAGTCGCACTTGTTCCACCTTCACTAATTGCTAATGGTAACTGTTCAAAAGTAGCAGTACCAGCACCACCAGTACCTCTAAAAAAAGCCATAATTATTCCTTAACAAAAAAACCCTCCGAAGAGGGTTATTATGTTTACCAATTTGGTCTACCAACAAGGGCTGTGTATTGGGCAGTAGCTAAGTCAATTGCACCGCCTGTATTATTGTTTAGTTGAAAAGTAACCTGATCTGTGCCAGTAACATTAGCTGTTAAATCTAAGTCTGCTACGTCTACACTAGCAGCAGCTCCTAAAACCATATCACCCAATGCTACACCAGAAACAGTAACTGCTGTAACTTCTTCATTGCCGTCTGCTATAGAACCAAAGTTAAATGTGTCTTTAATAGTCCAGGTATCAGAGAAAGCTCCCTGAAACTGTCTATGTTGTCCTCTTTTTACTGTAGCCATTATTCATCCTTATAAAGAAAAGGGTTGACTGCTAGAGCCAACCCTGTTATTAAAATTAAGCTGGAACAATAAGAGCAACAGCAGAAGTATCTCTTAGCTCACCAGTACCATACAAGGTATCAGCAGTTAAGAGCGTACCTAAATGCTCTTGCTTGTATTGTGTTTGAACACGAACACCTAACTGTTCAACCAATACTCCAAACTCAGGATGGAACAATAAACATACTCTAGCAGCACCAGAACCAGAAGTGGTGTCTACGTTGGTAGATACATATACTTTGATACCATATATATCACCAATCTGACCATTTCTAATGGTGTTAGCAGTACCTGCCTCACCTGTAAACGCTTGCTCTGTGAATCGTGATAGACCCATCATTACATTACGAGCTACAGGAGGTATGACAAAGTTACGATTATCCATAGGAACATCTTGATCGTCAAGACGCTGGATAGCTCTTCTAAATCCTGCATCAGTAATAGCACTTTCGTTATTACTAGCAGCTACATAAAATGTAGAACCATCACCACCTAGAAAACCTTTGTCATAAGCAGCACTACCAGAACCAGACTGTGACTGTCTACCTAAAGCAAGTACGTCTGTATCTACTCTGGTAGCTAGTGCATAACCAGCATCATCTGTGTAGAAACGTCTTAGTGAAGTCAATGCCTGTACTTCTGCAAAGTCTTCAATCAAACGGCTATACTCATAGTGTTGGTTGATTGTTACAGTCTTTTCTGTGCCAGACTCTTGAATCAAAGTTACCTCTGTTTCAGCAGCCTTAGTTGTAGCTGAACCTCTTGCTGGGGCTGGGAAGTGAACTACGTCACCTTTCTTGCCCTTCATGTTCATCTTCTTGATTAAGTTAGCAGCAACAAGATTTTTCTTGTAGCCAGCGATAATTTCATCCGACCAAACCTCAGGTATAAAACCTGCGGTATTGACTTCTGATTGTATTACATGATTAGTACCTAAACCCATTTTTAAATTCCTTTTCTAAAATATCACCCTCTGACTCTGCCTTCTCTATATGCCTTTTCTATTTCTGGCATCATGGCTTCATACTTATCAGGGTCGTTGTAAATAAGCTTTTGTATATCAGAACGCCTAAAGATTTTCTTGGATGGTGCTTCTCCACTACCACTTGGTACAGTTGTAGTAGCACTTTTGATGTCTTGTGATCTAGCCTGTTTCTCCATTTCTACAGTTTTACCGCCTAGTTGTTTCTTTTCTTTCCATGTAGAAATAAGCTCATCAGCAGCATCATAATCATACCTACGATCAGCCCTAGCAAATAACTCTGTCCTTACTTTAGAATTACCTATCCAGTCTTGAAACCCTTGATCTTTTACGATCTCTGTAAAGTCTGGATGTTTTTCTTTCAGTGATGAAAGAGCTTTCGACCTTTGCATTTCTAGGGTTAGCTGTTCTGCTTCTCTAATCTTAGGATGATTTTGTATTGCGTTGTCTACAGCCTGTTTAGGGTTAGCAAAAAAATCATCATCACTAGTTTCTTTGACTTCTGTTTGCTTTGCTTGCGGTTGATTTTGAACATAAGAATTAGCAACCCTACGAAGTTCTCCTAACTCTGTACCTTGTCTGCCTATTAACTTCTCAGCTTCCTGGTGCATAGCTATAACGTCTTCAAGAGTTTTCTCCTTGTATTTCTCAGGAATCTCTGGTTTAACTTCTTCAGCTTTTACTTCTTCTTGCTGTGGTTCTTCTTTCTTATCTTCTACTTCTTCTACAAACTCAGCCACTATACTCTCCTGTGTCAGTTGACATTTTAGGAAAGACACTTTAAATGGGGGTCTAACCTTATCCCATACTACTATACTCTTGACCTATGCCCATCTTTCTCTCATACTTCATGTGACTTTCTCTTCGTCTAACCCATGCGTCAGCAGCAGTAGGAAAATCACCTGAACAACCCTCCAGGTCTATTCTTGGTTTACTGATTATGCGTTTTGCTTCAGTAGCACAAGCAGGGCAGGTGGTTGTTTTTAACGAGTCATCAATGTATTGTTCAAATACATGATCATTATTACATTGAAACTCAAATATTCTTCTAGTCATTATGTGTTTGAATAACTCTGTTCTTCTTCTGCACACAAGTCTTCATATACTTTTTCAGACATATCCTTCAGTC